TTCGGTTCAGAAAAGACTGGGATGAAGTATTTGAAAAGGGCGTAGAAAAACTAGACGAAGGTAAGGAGGTTGCTAGAAAAGAACCGACAGAAAAGGAAAAAAAGGAATCAAAATGCCCCGCTTGTGCTGGCTTATGGACTTCTAAGACAAATATATGTGATGAGTGCGGGTTTGAGAAGAAAATCAATAATCATATAATCTCCGTTGCTGGCGAGTTAAAAGAACTGGATGCTAAAATCAAGCAAAAGAGCATGGATAATGCTAAATTTTACGCAGAATTACTTTATTACGGCAGAGAAAAAGGTTACAAAGATGGATGGTCGGCGCATAAATTTAAAGAAAAAGTCGGAGTATTTCCACCTAAAGCATGGGGAACAGTTCAAGCAGTCCCTCCGAGTTTAGAAACTGCCAAATGGATTCGTTCAAGAAGTATCGCATACGCAAAGGGTAGAGCAAAATGGAATTCTTAGCATTTGCACAATCTCATGGGCTAATTATTGATCGCTTGGAGATGAATTTATGGACAAGGGTATCTACTGAAGATAAACCGAGTAAAAAGAATGGTGCTTATATTTGGGATGGACAATCGGGCGCAGTTCAAAACTGGGCTATCCATGAGAAACCCATTTCATTTAAGAGCAAGAGCTACGACCCGTTTAGACAAGTAGACCGAGAAAAAATCAATAAAACACGAGAAGATAACCAGGCTAAAGCAAAGTCTAAAGCAGTATTTATGATGAATAATGCAGTAGACATGACCCATTTATACTTAGCCCGTAAGGGATTCCCAAGTATGAAAGCACCAGTATGGAATAATCTTTTGTTAGTCCCCATGAGAATAGAGGGGAAATTGGTCGGCTGCCAAATGATTGACAAGGAGGGGGATAAGAAGTTTCTCAAAGGGCAGATAACAAAAGGTGCATCGCTAGTAATCGACAATAAAGGGCGTGATATATTGGTAGAAGGGTATGCGACTGGCTTATCAGTTCGTGAAGCTCTTAAACAAGCAAAGAAGCGATATACAATCCATGTATGTTTTTCTGCTGGAAATATGTTGGAGATAGCGAAGGGAAAGCATGACCCGCTAGTAATCGCAGATAATGATTTAATAGGAATAAATACTGCCCATAAGATAGGGCAGTATTGGGTTAGCAAGATGGAAAAAGAAGATTTTAATGATTCTTTTTTGCGTGGCGATATTGGGGATCTTTTAGACTTGATTTAAAAAGGATTCTCCTTTCTGGGTAATTGAGCAAGTCTTAGCTCGTCTATCCTCTGGTCGGGGTAAAACCTCCACAAATCCATGATTTTTAAGCCAAGTGATTTCTCTATGAATCGTGTTGGGCGTGGCTATCTCCATGCCTACTGCTTTCTTAATAATCGGCATAACATTACCTTCGTTATGCTTAATCAGATGTAGCAAAATTTCAGCATGGATACTCATCCCCTCTAGTTTTCTAGATTCAAAGTGATCAATCGGTGTCATGATCTATTTCACTTATATCAATATCTGTTAGTTCTTCGCCATCATTTAGATCAATGTCGGCATATTCGTGAACATCCTCCCCGTTCGGCACATCAACAGTAATCGTTACAGTCCTACTTAAATAGTAGGTAACTTCATATCTTTTCATAAAACCCCCTCAATTCTAAATTCTTGAATATCATAAGGAGTTTCTATATTCCCGCTTAAATATTCTCGGTTTTCTTCATCTATAAAATCAGCTAATGCGCTGATTGCCTGTTCTTTTGTTTCAAAGTATTCTGGCTCACTTGATCCATCTTCATCCGTGATTGTCCAAGTGTTTACCCACCCGTCGCATAATGTAAAATGTTGTATTTCGTATTTCATATTAAATTTACCCATTCTTTAATTCTTTTTTCTAAAATAATAAAATCATTCCATTGTGTTAAATTGTCTTTCACCTTGTAGGCAGTAACACTTTCGTAATCGTAATCTGTTACAAAATTGATTGTCCAATTTTTAAGATTCCAAGACCAATCAAAATCTTCGTTAATATCCTTCCCAAAATTATCTCTAAGAATTTGAACAATTCGCTTTAAATGATTTATTTGGCTCATAAAATCTCCTTTGCCGTTGATGACCACTCATTAGAATCCCATATACGCCCGTTATAACTCATATAGCCATATAGTTTTCCGTCTTTTAATACCCTTGCAGTTCCCCAATTACCAGCACCCAAGCCGTTATCCCCTAGAAATTCTCTAATGACATGGCGTAGTTCGTTTAAACTTTCTCCCGTAAATGTTTTAGGTTTAACTGGTGCAGCAAATTGATGTCTGTCGGGATTGCCTAAAAAAGTTGGTTTAGTTTGATACATTATTCAATCTCCCCATTTTTCACATCCAACACTCTGGCAATGTTTTGAATTTTTGCACAAGGTGAAGCAGTAATTAATTTGCCTATCGCTTCATAAGCGTTTATCCCTAAAAAAGTATCACACAAGGCACACTCTGCGTAATTGCCGTCAAAATATTCAATTAAATATACATTAGTTTTCATTTTCAAACCCTTTCCATACATTCTTAATAAGTTTATCAATTCGATTAATCTCTGATAGCACTTCTGCCCCATGTAAGTGGTATTCATGGTTAGAATATCCACTTAAAGTAATAATCCGCGTTTTTCGATAATTCATTAATGCGATCTCTATAATTTGCTTGTCTATGGTGTCCAATTTTTCCCCTTAGTTAGTGTCAATTACTACTATGCCAAAATACAATTTGCCCTTGACCCGTTTACATAATGTCGGCTCGGTAAATTCAATCGGCATGCTATTAAAAATCGTTTGCTTTTCCTTTTCAGCCAATGCCATTGGCACAAGCCCAATTAAGCCACTATCAACGCAAAACCTACGACCGGCGTTACTTGGATATTGTCCGTCTCCGTAAGCAGTTTTAAAAGCTAAAATCTGACCCTCTGGCACATCAATTAAAGACTCTTTAAAGTTATTTGATTGTTTCAAAATATCCTTCCATGATTCGTTTAATGAATAACATGGGTCGCCTAAATAATATTTTCCAGCTTGAATTGTAACTTTCATAAAATCCCCCCTTTGTTTAAGACCGTATCGCTACGGTTTCGGATATAGAATCCTCATCAGTTAAACTTAAAATCTTTTTAAACTTCTTACCCAACAATCCCCGTTAGTCGGTATTTCATTAAAAGAATATGGAATATCTCTATCTTTTAACTTTTTTAACACCATTGGTAAATCATAGTCTTCTTCTAAATAAGCGTAATCCGTTTCTCGGTAAGAATAATTACTTATCTTGTTCGAAAGTCTCAATTCTTCGATTAAAGAAACGGGAATTTCTCCCCAACCATGCCCAGAATCACTATAAAAATTGATAATCATAAAATCCCCTTAACTGTTAGAAAATAATGCAACATAGAAAAAGTAACCAAGCAAAACCCCGAAAAGCGTAGCCCCGAGCCATTCTAAATATTTCATAAATTTCCCCTTAATTTTTCAATAGAGTTTTCAAGTTTCCGAATTTCTTTTTTACAAAATTTAATTAGTTCTTTATCGTTGGATTGATGAATAATGATTAGATGATCTTCTATGCAATCTGAAAGTTCTAAAATTTTTTTAATTGTTTCTTCTTCCCATAAATTACGGTTAAATTCACAATCGGCAAGCCCAAATTGTTCCATCTCTTGAAGTAAACTCATTTTTTACCCCTTATTTAAAAATTTTTCGATGACGTCTTCAATCGCAAAATATAACTCTTGACCCTTTTTAGTGTTTTCAGTGGTTCCTAAGCCGTCATCATCTAATTTTATAAACCCGCTTTTAAAATCATCAAAGCATAACTCTTTTAACACCTTAAAAAATACTTGTTCGGATAATTCCGCAATATTTTCAATTTTCATTTTATAGATTCCTTTAGTTTAGTTTTTTAAAAAGTGGATTAAAGTGCTTGGCGTTTCGGCTTTTAAAATACCAACAACAATTTTTTTAGTTAAATTCATAACTACTCCTTAAAATCGAAACCCATTAATTGATAAATCCGGCTCGTCCCCCAAAATCGCTTTTTCAACTTCTTCCATATCATTGAATAAACTTACTTCATCTTCATTTAAACAAAGAATTTTTCCGTTTTTTAATTCGAGACATTCTACAAAATTATTACCACCAGTAAAAATATTAGTTGTATTTCTAATAAAGCTCATAACATTCCCCTAAGAAGTGCAAAATAGCACCCGTAAACCCTCACAAAAGGGCTTACAGTTGATAATTTAAGCCGGTATTAAATTGAATACTCGCGCCGCCTTTTTCTTTTGTGTACCATGGACAGGAAACCCAATAATTACTGCTCTGTCTGATACGGCGCATAGCTTACACGTGCTACAGCTTACATCATCGCGTATGGTTGCGGGGCAGACAACGATTTTTCTACCAGCGGGCGTGAGCGTATTTCCTACCTGATCCGCGGGTAATACTGTAACAACCGGCGCGATATTTAAATTTGCAAGCATATCGGCGTGTGCTGGTGTGTTCGCGCTTAGATTAATAGTAAAACCCCAATCATTTGCACCTTTAATATACTTCGCATTATTACTTATAGCTGGGTCATAATGTGTATAAGTAAATCCTTTTTTACCCTTGTTTACTTTCACTAAGTCACCCAAAGCGCTTCCATCTATTTCTACTCCGTTGCCCGATAGATCTCCCGCTTGGTTATGCCTCCATAATTGCCCCTCTGGTAATGCTTCGATTTTATTTAAAAATTCACTAAATTGATCTCCGCGTGTGCCGTCTGTGATTTTTTTCCAATGAAGCGCAAGCGGACCACTTCCCGCGTAACATCCTTGGGCGTTATTAAAAGGACAAGTTTGCGGGCAAGTGCGCGCGCTTGATGTGCTAACAGGGATAGCGCCAGTTTTAACATTGGATGATTTTAGAGTGAGATGAAAATTCATTTTAGAACCCTTTAAGTTTGAATAATAAACATTCTTGATACGATCCCGTAAAAACGAGCGTATAGCTGTTCCTTGGGCGGTCATCACCGCACACAATCATATTGCCAAAAGAATTAATTTGAGTTGTGTAGATTTTCATAAGCACCTTAATAAGTAAAACCAACAAATATTAATTTGTTAGATTTGATAAAAACTTCTGCATAAACATCGTCAACTTTCGAGCATGAATATGACTTTGTGCTTCTATCGTAGTGATTGAGCTTATAGATAATATTTGATGATTCTTTTCTTTTAAAATAAATCTCTTGATTCTTTTTCATTTCGTTGATTTTAATAAACATAGCAAACCCCTTAAAAAACATTGTTGATAAAAATTTGATTCATGTGTTCATATTATCAGAAAGATTTATCATCTGCAACCGATTTATTTACTTTTTTTGCAATTATTTTATAGGGACATTCCCTAATGGTTTTATATACAGTAGTGCAGCACAAAAGCCTGGTGATTTAACCAGGTTGTGGATTTATACAGTCATTTCAGATATACTCTGTTCATACCCTACTCACTTAACTGATATGACCGACAAGAAAACCCCACCGTCTAAAATAAAACTCAATCGCTCGCAAGTCCTTGAGGGTCTAGAGCAGATACCTATGGAGACTATAATAAAGGGAGAGGGTAAGAAGAGAAACCTTACAACAAAGCAGAAAGGTTTTATAAGAGATGTTGCGTTAGGTAAACCTAAAGCCCAAGCATACAGAGATAACTATGATACGAAAGCAAATCCCAAAGTCGTAGGAAATAATGCTCATAATCTATCTGTAAAGAGTGGAATTGCAAGTGAAATAGAAGCGTTTAAGGTGGCTATTGAGGCTCAATCATATCAATCATCTGCTCATTTGAAAGCATTTATCATGCACCAGTTAACCTTACACGCACTCAACGAAGACAATCCACCAGCTTCCCGTATCCGATCTCTAGAACTACTGGGCAAAACATATGACGTAGGATTATTCGAAGATAGGAAAGTGGTTACTACGATCAATCAATCATCTGAAGTCAAAACAAAACTAATCGCACAAATCAAATCATTGTTGGGTAATCAGTCGCATATTACTGATGTGGATATTGATGATGGGGATTCTCTTTTGTCTGAAATTTCTGGATTCAAAGAAGAAAAATCGGGTGATGATGCAGCTGACCCCACCCCACAAATGCTTGTTAGGGGAGGTACGCTGGATATGCATAGTATTCCACACATTCAATCACCTGAAAATAACCAAGCCACACATGAAAGAAAAGAAACGCACACATTGAAAACAGAAGATTTTGAAAATTTGAGTTTACAAGTCTTTGATTCTATTAAAGAAAAAAACGCTTCTGCAAACGTTTGCAGTTACCAAGATGAGAATGATTCTCATCAAGGGGGTGGGGGTATTGAAAAAATGCTAGAAGATGCAGAGAGAGATATAGGAACACCCCCCGTCAATGCTTTGAAATCAAAAGGCTAGAGGGGTATATTTTGGATAAAAGGCTCTATGGTATTATTCAGTTACTCTCCCCTATGGAGCAAAGAGAGTTATATGTCATGCTACACCAGATGTATTATCGTAGGTTAGAGAATAAGTGTTGGGACCAAACATGTGCCTTATTACGGGATTTGATGAAAAAATGAATGATAAAGTAAAGACAGCTGAAATGCTAGAAAACGGTAAAGTTAAAACCCCTAACGAGATGACTGATGATGAGTTTCTCCAGTATGCAAGAGAGAATAGGGGTAATAAGGAATTCAGAAACAACCGAGAGTATGGCTATCGCTTGGCGAGTTTATGGAGAAGGTTCTTATGACACCACGGCAGAAGGAGGTTTATATGGTAATCGAGGAATTCTGGAAGAAGTATGGTTACGGGCCTTCTGTGGATGAAGTCATGTATGTACTAAACGCTAAGGGCAGAGGGAATGTTCACCGAATGATGAAGAGGCTTGTGGAGTTAGGATATTGTAAGTCGATGCCAGATAAAGCGCGGACTTATCGGCCTAAGGGTGTGAGGATGTATCTGTGAACCTTGAACAGATATTAGATCAACTACCCGCTATGGAGAGAGAAGAGATTCTCCGTACGGCAATGGAGTTGATTGAGAGTGAGAATAGAGAGAAAGCGCAGAGAGAGTTCTTAACCTTTGCAAAAAGTATGTGGCCAGGCTTTATTGATGGACGCCATCATAAGGTAATGGCGAAGAAGTTTCAAGAAATAGCAGAAGGGAAGATAAAAAGACTAATTATTAATCTTCCACCGAGACATACAAAATCGGAGTTTGCATCTTTTATGTTACCAGCATGGTTTCTTGGGAGATTTCCAAGCAAAAAGATTATCCAATGTTCAAATACAGCAGAACTTGCAGTCGGTTTTGGTCGTAAAGTGCGTAACTTAGTGGGAAGTGAACAATATTCTAAGATTTTTCCTGGAGTAACCTTACGTTCAGACAGTAAAGCGGCAGGTAGATGGTCCACTTCTGGGAATGGTGAGTACTTTGCAATTGGAGTCGGCGGTACGGTGACAGGAAAAGGTGCTGATTTGCTAATTATTGATGACCCCCACTCGGAACAAGAGGCAGCACTCGCATCATCGGACCCTTCCGTGTTTGATAAAGTCTATGAATGGTACACCTCTGGACCTAGACAGCGTTTACAACCTGGCGGGGCAATAATACTGGTCATGACCCGATGGTCAAAAAGAGACTTAGTAGGTAAAATTATTAAATCAGCTTATGAAAGAGACGGAGATGAGTGGGAAGTGATTGAATTTCCCGCTATTTTACCGAGTGGCAATGCTTTATGGCCTGAATTTTGGAGTATTAAGGAGTTGGAGTCGTTGAGAACTGAGTTGCCGCTACCTAAATGGCAGGCGCAGTACCAACAACAACCTACTTCAGAAGAGGGGGCGATTATTAAGAGGGAATGGTGGAAAATATGGGAAGAAGATAGACCGCCAACCTGTGAATTTATTATCCAAAGTTGGGATACCGCCTTTACAAAGAACGAACGGAGCGACTATTCAGCGTGTACGACATGGGGAGTATTCCATCTGGACGAAAATCCACAAGATGTACACATTATCTTAATAGACGCCTTCAAAAAACGGATGGAATTTCCAGAACTAAAGGAATCAGCATTACAGAGTTACCGAGAATACGAGCCAGATGCATTTATAATTGAAGCAAAGGCAAGTGGAGCGCCTCTTATTTACGAACTGAGGAAGATGGGGATACCGGTGCAAGAGTTTACACCGACACGGGGGAATGATAAGATATCTCGTATTAATAGCGTATCGGACTTATTTGCAAGTGGCAAAGTATGGGCGCCTGCAACACGGTGGGCAGAAGAAGTGATGGAAGAGATGGCATCATTCCCAAATTCTGACCATGATGACTTGGTGGATTCGAGTACGCAAGCACTAATACGTTTTCGTAAGGGCGGTTTTATTCGGCTAGATTCGGATGAGCCGGAGGATATACAGTATTTTAAAGGTCGGCGCAAAGCAGGCTTCTACAATTTAATCTAAGGAAATAGAATGGCGATAGATAAGGGTTTATACCAGGCTCCACAAGGAATCATGCAAGATAATGCCGAGCCAATTGAGATAGAAATTGTGGATCCGGAGGCCGTCCATATCGGAATTGGTGATATGGAGATTGATATTGAGCCAGAAGGCGAATTTAGCATCAACCTTGCCGAAGAAATGGGCGAGCAAGAACTCATGACAATCAGCTCAGACCTTTTAAGTTTAGTCACAGCAGATATTGATGCAAGAAAAGATTGGGCAGATACGTACGTTCAGGGACTAAAATTACTTGGGCTAAAGTACGAGGAAACAACAGAACCTTGGGCAGGAGCATGCGGCGTATTTCATCCCATGTTATCGGAAGCAGTTGTGCGGTTTCAGTCAGAAGCCATTATGGAGACATTTCCTGCAAGCGGTCCTGTTAAGACGCAGATTATCGGAAAAGAAACGGTAAAAAAGAAAGAAGCATCGATCCGTGTATCAGAGGATATGAACTATAAACTCATGGACGAGATGACGGAGTATCGTCCAGAACATGAGAAGTTATTATGGAATCTCCCATTAGCAGGATCAGCGTTTAAGAAAGTCTATTATGACCCAAGTTTAGGCAGACAAGTGTCTATGTTTATTCCTGCCGAAGATTTTATTGTTCCGTACGGTGCTTCAAGTCTAGACACAGCAGAGCGCATGACACATGTAATGCGTAAAACAAAGAATGATGTAAAGAAATTAATGGTTGCTGGCTTCTATAGAGATATAGACTTAGGTGAACCTATGGCAACGCTAGATGATATCGAAAAAAGAAAAGCAGAAGAACAGGGGTTTTCCGCTACGAATGACGATAGATTCCGTATTCTAGAAATCCATGTAGACTACGACTTACCAGGCTTTGAAGATGAGAAAGATGGTGAGCCGACAGGCGTTGCACTACCTTATATTATTACGATTGAGAAAACAACCGCAAAAGTACTTGCTATTCGCAGAAACTGGTTAGAAGAGGACATACTGCACTCAAAGAGAATTCACTTTGTTCACTATCAATATGTGCCGGGGTTTGGATTTTATGGCTATGGATTAATTCATCTGATTGGTGGCTATGCCCGTAGTGCTACCACTATGCTGCGACAACTCATTGATGCTGGAACGCTATCCAATCTTCCTGGAGGATTAAAGGCAAGAGGACTAAGAGTCAAAGGTGACGATACCCCAATTAGCCCAGGTGAATTCCGAGATGTAGACGTACCGAGTGGTACTATTAAAGACAATATTATGCTCTTACCGTATAAAGAGCCAAGTCAAACCTTGTCGATGTTGTTTAACCAAATCGTCACCGAGGGGAGAAACTTTGTTTCAGCAGGAGACTTACAGGTATCCGACATGGGGGGTAACGCACCAGTTGGCACAACCTTAGCCATCTTGGAGCGCACCTTAAAAGTAATGAGTGCAATTCAGGCTCGTCTACATTACTCGATGAAGCAAGAGTTTAAGCTACTCAAGCACATTATTGCCGACTATACTCCAGAGAGCTATGACTATGAGCCAGAAGAAGGCAAGGCTTCAGCTAAGAAATCGGACTATGATGATGTAGAGGTGATTCCAGTCAGCGACCCTAATGCATCAACGATGGCACAAAAAATTGTGCAGTATCAAGCGGTCATGCAATTGGCACAACAAGCACCACAACTCTATAATCTTCCGTTTCTCCATCGACAAATGGTGGAGACCTTGGGGATTAAGAATGCATCAAAACTAATCCCGATGTCAGATGATCAAAAAC